ATCAAAAACCACGCCTTAGATTCAAAGGATTCACTGAAGCTTGGGAACAGCGTAAATTTGAATTTTTCTTTAATGAACGTGATGAGCGATCTGGAGAAGGAGAAATGATTTCAGTTACAATTAATTCTGGAATCAAGAAATTCAATGAACTAAATAGATATGATAGTAAGCCATCTGACCTTTCAAAATATAAAAAAGTTATTGAAGGAGATATTGCTTATAACTCAATGAGAATGTGGCAAGGTGCAAGTGGATACTCACCATATACAGGCATTTTAAGCCCGGCATATACAGTAATTACACCAAAATATGGAAATTCATCTAAGTTTTTTGCATATGTTTTAAAAAGGCCAGAAATGATTCACCAATTTGAGATTAATTCACAAGGTTTAACTAAAGATACATGGAATTTAAAGTTTCCAGCATTTAGTCAAATTATTACAAGTGCTCCAAAACAATACGAGGAACAAGAAAAAATTTCTTTAACACTTTTAAAATTAGACAATCTTATCACCCTTCATCAGCGTAAGCAGTTATGATAGTGATTTTGTTTTTGGTATAATTAAGTAAAAGTTAACATAGAAAGTGAGCTTTACGTGGTTCGTTTTCAAATACAAGTAAAGGATGAGTGATAAAAATGGAAAAAATACAATTTAAAAAAAACTTATGTTGGCTTTCTTTATGATGATGAGGAAGACAATAATATTATTAAGAGCATGGGAGGCACATTTAACGAGGCATTTGCATTTCTCTATGATTATTTCGAGATGCCATCAGATTCTTTTTGCGCCAAGTTGTGTGGCGTATCGAAAAATACTATTGCCTCTTATTATAATGGAACCGCTAAGGAACCTGGCTATAAAAGGGTGTTAGCTATCTGCTGCGGTTTCAATTTGAGACCTAGAGTATCTAAAAGACTGCTTGCTACTATTAGAGTTGATTTGGCATTATCGATGTTGCCACAAGATCATTTATATCTGGAACTTGTAAACAACTGTTATGATGAAGGAATAGAAGAATGGAATCAGCACATCATCGAATCAAAAATTGGCTCTGAACATTTGCTCTAGACGGTCAGTTGACTGACTTTTTTTAACAACAATTCAATACAATTTCGAGGTTTCCTGTCTTATTCCATATGGGATTTGGCGGGAAGCCTCTTTTTTATGCACTTTTGCCGGTCAGTCGACTGACAGGGTGCTTTTTTCTTTGGCGTAGAATGCAGATAGCGATGCCAATTCTAGATATTGCGTGGCATCAAAATAATTAAAAACTTCATGTCGCCGCAATCGGTGTGAAGCAAATCGAAATGGTGTTTTTCACTCCATTCTTTTTGCTATGCCCTGAAATCTAAGGCTGCGGCTTCAAGAACCTGCGATTGGCTCCATTTCGATGAAATAAAGAAATTTCAAAGAAAAGGAGACAATCAATGAAAAAAATAGTTTATGAATGGTCTGATGGTACCAAAACAACCATTGAAGTAGAAGACAAATGGGCTGATTTTGTTGAAGACTCAAGACGCAAAGAAGAGAACTATGAACGCAAGATGCGTTACTGGAACAAAGTTTCACTAGATAGCTGCGAATATCATGGCAATTGGTTTGAATCGCCTGATCCAACACCAGAAGAAGCGTATTTTCAAAAGGAACAAGAAGAAAAAGTAGATGCTTTTATGGCAACTTTAACTTCGGTTCAAAGAAGAAGACTTGAATACAAGCTAGATGATCCAAATATTAGTTTTAGAGAAATCGCTCGACTTGAAGGCACTAACCTTAATGCAATAGCAAGCTGCTTTGAATGTATAAAGAAGAAGTACAAAAAGTTTTTTGAAGAAAATTAACAAAAGATACTGGTCAAATGCCTCCTTAAATCTCCATACAGCGTAAGGGATAAGCAAATCTCTCTTACACAAAATTCACAAGGAGGTATTTGCATATGAAACATGAAGTTAGTATCAACGTTTCAAAAACAGAAACCAAGAATGTGATGGACATCAAGGTTGTACCAAAAACAACTGAAGCACTAGAAGAGGCTATCTTTGGTAACCCTGGAAAGATGACCATCATTATTCCTGGCGACACAGTTGAATCTATCTGTGTAAAAGAAATCAAAGAAGGAGGACAAACAAAATGGGCAAGATGAGTGAATTGGATATTCTTCTTCGAGAATTAGATGAACATGCTAATGCAGTCGTTCAAATTGCAGCTGATATTCGTTCTATGTTTACAAGCGTTCCTGCTGATGAAGAACCAGTTGATAATGGCTGGGATTCAGTTAAAGAACAAGATGAATACGAAGCTAAGAAGGAAGAAGAAAAAGTTATTACTTTAGATGAGCTTAAAGCAAGATTGGTTGCTAAGGCTCGTGAAGGTAAATCAGACCAAGTTAAAGCATTACTAAATAAGTATGGCTATAACAAATTATCTGAAGTTGATCCAAAAGATTATAAATCTATTTATGAAGATGCTGAGGTGCTCTAATGCCAGATAAACATTGTTTGCTCTCAGCATCAAGTTCGCATCGTTATTTGAATTGCGAGAAGTCAGTTGAAATGACAAAAGACCTACCAAATGAAACATCTATATATGCTGAAGCAGGAACTATTGCTCATAGCGTTTGTGAAATTCAGCTAAAGAAGATGCTGGACATGGAAGGAAAAGATGAACCTTATCCAGAAGGAACAACTCAAGATAACATCGATAATGCCAATGAATATGCTGGATTTATCCAAGAATTCTTAGAGGAATATAAGCAGCAAGGATTGCATCCAATAGTGCTTATTGAGCAAGAGGTCTCTTACTCGGATTATATTCCAGATTCATTTGGCACATCAGACTGCATCATATTAACCGAAGAATTCATACATATCATAGACTACAAGAACGGCTCCATGAAAGTGGATGTAGAGAATAACTCCCAGCTTATGATTTATGGGCTTGGGGCAATTCAGAACTTCGATTATTTGTTTGATGCAAAGACGGTAAGGCTTTCTATCTTTCAACCTAATATCTCTAATTATGGTACATGGGAAATTAGCAAGGATGACCTTATCGACTGGGGTTTAAATGTACTTAGACCAGCAGGCGAAAGAATCCTTAATAAGCATGACCTGTCTTGGAAATCAGGTGACTGGTGCATCTTCTGTAAGGCAAAGGCAAACTGCAGAAAAAGAGCGGAAGAAAATCTATGCTTGGCTGCTAAAGACTTCGCATTGCCTGATACTTTAACACCAGAAGAAATCGGTACCACGCTATCCAAAATTGACGACCTTGTTTCATGGGCCAACGATGTAAAGGATTATGCCTTAGCTCAAGCATTACAAGGCGTCCATTATGAAGGATGGAAGGTAGTGGAAGGCAGAAGCAACCGCAAGTACAAAGACGAAAATGAGGTAGCTGAAGCCGCAATTAAAAATGGATTTGATCCATACGTTAAGAAGGTCGCTACTATCACAGAGCTTCAAAAGAGGATGGGCAAAGCTAAGTTTGAAGAATTAATCGCAAGTAAAGGATTAGTTATAAAACCTGCTGGTAGTCCCACTCTTGTAACTATTGAAGATAAAAGACCAGAGCTAGTCTTAAATTCAGCTCAAGAAGACTTTAAAAATTTAGACAATTCGGAGGAAAAGTAAAATGTCAAATAATACAAAATTCGTTAATCCTACTAAGGTTATCACAGGAAACTGTGTATTCAGTTATTTAAATTGCTGGGAACCTCGTGCGCTTACAGAGGGTCAAACTCCTAAGTTCAGCGTTTCTCTTATCATTCCAAAGTCTGATACTAAAACCATTGATAAAATCAAGAAGGCTATTGAAGCAGCTTATAAGGAAGGTCAATCTAAGTTGAAAGGCAACTCTAAGTCTATTCCATCACTTGCTGCAATTAAGACTCCTTTAAGAGATGGTGATACTGAGAGGGACGGAGACGAAAATTATAAAGGTTGTTATTTCGTTAACGCAAACTCTACTCAAAAGCCAGGTGTCGTTGATGTCAATCTTCAACCTATCCTTGAAAGAGATGAAATGTATTCAGGTGTCATAGGAAAGGCATCAATCAGCTTCTATGCATTTAATTCAAATGGTAATCGAGGAATTGCATGTAGCCTTAACCATTTGATGAAGGTTAAAGATGGTGAACCGTTAGGATCAAGAGCTAGTGCTGAGTCAGATTTTGCCACAGATGATGCCGATGACGACTTCCTTGATTAATTACCTTTTAATCGATATTGAAACGTATAGTAGTGTAGATTTATCCAAGTGCGGAGTTTTCAAATATTCAGAGAGTAGCGATTTCAAAGTCCTACTCTTTGGATACTCCATAAATGGTGAGGAAGTACATGTAGTGGATTTGGCTAGTGGCGAGCCGATTCCACCTTTTGTCATATCTGCACTAAAAGATGATAACGTGACGAAATACGCCTACAACGCTTCCTTTGAACGTGCATGTTTATCTAGGTATCTTGGTTTATCCAAGGATGAATTCCTAAACCCAGCTTCATGGAAATGTCATATGGTTTGGAGTGCTTATTTAGGTTTGCCTCTATCACTTAAAGGTGTCGGCAAGGTTTTAAATCTTGATTCACAAAAGATGGAAGAAGGCAAAGAGCTCATTAAGTATTTCTGCGTTCCAAATAAAGAAGGAAAGCAAAACACTCCTGATGTCGCACCTAGCAAATGGGAGCTCTTCAAGAAATATAATAAGCGTGATGTTGAGGTTGAACTTCAAATACATGAAAGACTAATTAAATATCCTGTTCCTGATTTTGTATGGGATGAATACCACATGGACCAAGAAATCAACGATAGAGGAATCCTGGTAGATTCAAAGCTTGTTGATGCAGCTATCGATATCAATGAAGAAGTAACCAATAAGCTCACTTTAGAAATGAAGGCTTTAACTGAAATAGACAATCCAAATTCAGTGTTCCAGCTTAAGGAGTGGTTTTCATCCAATGGAGTAGATATCGACACACTTGGCAAGAAGGATGTTTTGAAGCTCAAGGATGAAATAAAAGACAAGAAGATACTGCGTGTATTATCGATAAGACAGCAAATATCTAAATCGTCCATTAAGAAATATCAAGCCATGCAAAATGCCAAAGGCAGTGATGATAGGGCTCGTGGAATGTTTATGTTTTATGGAGCAAATAGAAACGGTCGTTGGGCTGGAAGGCTCATTCAACTGCAAAACCTGCCTCAGAACCATCTGCCTGATTTAGAGGATGCCAGAGAGCTTGTTATATCTAAAGATATAAATGAACTTGAAATGCTCTACGAAGATATCCCCGATACCTTATCGCAGCTTATTCGAACTGCTTTTATTCCAAGACCAGGCTACAAGTTTATTGTGGCAGACTTCAGCGCTATCGAAGCTCGTGTTATCGCATGGTTTGCAAATGAGAAGTGGCGCATTGATGCCTTTAGGAATAATGAAGACATCTATTGTGCATCGGCTTCACAGATGTTCCATAAGCCAGTAGTTAAGCATGGCATCAATGGTGAGCTAAGGCAAAAGGGTAAGATTGCAGAACTTGCTCTTGGCTATGGTGGATCAGTTGGAGCTCTAACTGCCATGGGCGCTCTTGATATGGGACTTGAAGAAGATGAGCTTAAGCCATTAGTTACTGCTTGGCGTAACGCCTCACCTAATATCGTGAATTTCTGGTGGGCGGTAGATAAGGCTGCAAAGGATGCAATAGCAGATAAGAAGAAAACATATACTCACGGACTTACTTTCGAGTGTGCTCATGGGATGCTTTTTGTAACTTTGCCAAGTAGAAGAAAACTATCCTATGTTAAACCAAAGATTATAGAAAACAAATATGGTGGCGAGTCTATTTCTTATGAAGGAATAGGTACACAAAAGAAGTGGGAACGCTTAGAAACGTATGGTCCTAAAATCGTTGAAAATGTCGTTCAAGGAACAGCTCGTGATGTTTTATGCAATTCCATCAAAACTTTGAGAAATTATCGAATTGTTGGTCATGTGCATGATGAATTGACTATCGAAGTTCCTATGGGTGAAACTGTAGAAAAAATATGCAATTTAATGGCAAAAACGCCTAGTTGGTGCTCTGATTTGGTTATAAGGGCAGATGGGTATGAATGCCAATTCTATAAGAAAGATTAAGAGGTAACATAATGAAATTTACTTTATATACAGCTGACATTACAGGCGTTAAAGCAAATACAAAATACAAAAACAAAGTGGAAGTTAAGGATACAGAAACTTTAAAGACGGCAGTTTCTAAGGATTATGTCTTTGCTTCGTATAAGGGTAATTCCAGAAGCGAAGACAACTTTATAGAATCTGACTGTGTTGCATTTGATATCGACAATGATCACTCGGATGATCCACTAGATTGGATTTCTGAACAAGAGGTTATTGATGCATTTCCAGGAGTTGGCTTTGCTATCCATTTCAGCAGAAACCACATGAAGAATAAGGGTGGAAAGGTTGCTCGTCCTAAATTCCACGTTATCTTTCCAATCGATAAAATAAGCAATAAAGATGAGTATAAAGCATTCAAAAATAAGGTTAGCGAGCTATTTCCTTACGTTGATAAGAACGCTCTTGATGCAGGCAGATTCTTTTTTGGTACACCCGATGCCAATGTGAAAATCGTAGAAGGTGACATTAACCTAACTACCTTCATTAAGCGAGAAGAGGCATTTGAAAATTTAGGCACGAATACCAAAATCGAATCCGGTGCCAGAAACTCTACAATGAGCCAGTTTGCTGCTCGTGTTTTGAAGAAGTATGGCACAGAAACAAATGATGCATACGAAGCATTTATCGAAAAAGCCAATGACTGCGAACCACCTTTAAGTGAACAGGAGCTAGAGACTATCTGGCATAGTGCATTAAAGTTTTATAAGAAGATATCAGCTCTTCCAAATTACATCCCACCTTCAAAGTACAACGACACAAACTCATACTTGCCAGAGGACTTTACTGATGTTGGACAAGCGGAGGTTTTGAATAAGTATTTCAAGGATATCCTTCGCTATAGTCCTGCCACTAAATTCTTATGGTTCAATGGCATCTATTGGAAGGAGTCCGAAGAAGGTGCCCAGCGAGTTGCTCAAGAATTAACCAGACGCCAGTTAAAGCAGTCTGTTTCTATGATAGGTATTGCTAAAGATAAGTTAGCACAACTAGGTGGGGTTGATGTACTGGTTAAATCCAGCAAAAAGGATTTTAATTCCTTAAACGATAAAGCTCAAAAGGCAGTCGAAGAATATAACCTTGCGGTTCAATATTATCAGTTCGTACTTAAGCGTCGTGACTCTAAATACATCGAGGCCACATTGAAGCAGGTCAGAAACATGGTTGAAATCGAACCAAAGGATCTAAACTCAAATGAATTCTTGCTTAATACTCCAAATGGAACTATCGATTTAAGGAAAGGCGTTAGTAGCTTAAGAGCGCACAATGCAGAGGACTTTATTACCAAGTCTACAGCAGTAGCAGCAGGATTGAAGGGAAAGAACATTTGGCTTGATTGCATCAATAAGATTTTTGGTGGTGATCAAGAGTTAATCGATTATGTACAGCTTATGTGCGGTGTTGCCATCATTGGCAAGGTCTATATCGAGGCTTTAATTGTGGCCTATGGCGATGGTGGAAATGGTAAGTCTACCTTCTGGAATGCAATATTTAGAGTTCTAGGCAATTATAGTGGAAAGATATCCGCTGATGCTTTGACTACAAATTGCAAGAGAAACATCAAGCCGGAAATGGCTGAAATCAATGGCAGAAGACTATTAATTGCATCTGAATCACAAGAAGGTGCAAGGCTAGATGATTCCGTTGTCAAACAGTTAAGCTCAACGGATGAAGTGCAAGCCGAGAAGAAATACAAGGATCCATTTTTCTTTACTCCTTGCCATACATTGGTCCTTTATACCAATCACCTACCAAAGGTAAGGGGAGCGGACAATGGTATCTGGCGCAGACTCATTGTTATACCGTTCTTGAATAAGATGACTGGCAGCGGTGATGTTAAGAATTATGCCGACTACCTTTATGATAACGCAGGTGAGTATATCTTAACTTGGCTAATTGAAGGTGCTGAAAAGGCAATTGATGCAGGTTTCAAATTTAAAACTCCTAAAGTTGTTGAAGATGCAATAAATGATTATCGTGAGCAAAATGACTGGTTCCATCATTTCTTAGAAGATTGTTGTCAGGTCGGTGAAAATGAAAGCGAAAGTTCTGCTGATCTATATTCTGCATACAGACGTTATTGTGAACAAAACAATGAATATACCAGAAGTACAACTGACTTTTACGCGGCTTTAGAAACTAATGGTTTTGAAAGATATTTGAAGAACAGAAGAAAATACTTCAAGGGATTAACTCTTCATTTTGAGGACGACTTTAGTGATTTTCTAGGTTAAAAATAAGGTAAATACATAGTCTGTAATACTCTATTCTAAAACTCTTCTAAGGGGTATTTTTAAAGGGCCTATAGTAAGTTTTATATATAAGTATAACAGACTATGCACACCTAAATTTACTGAAGGGAATTTAAGGCTATGGCAGAAGAACAGATTATAGAATCCAAGCTAACTAAAGAAGTTAAAAAGCGTGGTGGGTTATGCTTGAAGTTCATATCACCAAATTATGCAGGTGTTCCTGATAGGTTGATTTTACTAGCAATTGCTAAGATAGCATTTGTAGAAGTTAAGGCACCAGGGAAGAAACCACGAAGACTACAGATTAAAAGGCATGAAGAATTAAGGCAGTTAGGATTTAAGGTTTATGTCTTGGATAACGTAGACGACATAGGAGGAATTATCGATGATTTATCATCCACATGATTATCAAAAATATTCAATTGAATTTGTGAAAACTCATCCAGTTGCAGCATTGCTACTTTCGATGGGACTTGGCAAAACATCAACAACTCTTACAGCACTTGATGATTTACTATTCGATTCCTTTGAAATTCATAAAGTCTTGGTTATAGCTCCTTTAAGAGTTACAAAGGTATGGCTTGATGAGGTTAAGAAATGGAATCACTTGAACTATCTTAGATGTAGCTTAGTTGTTGGTACAGAGCAAGAACGAAAAAGAGCTCTGTGGGCTAATGCAGATATCTACATCATCAATAGAGAAAATGTCCAATGGCTTATCGATGAAAGTGGTATCTCATTTGATTTCGATACTTTAGTCGTTGATGAACTATCTAGCTTCAAGAATTTTAAGACTAAGCGATTTAAGTCCTTGATGAAGGTAAGACCAATGGTTAAAAGGGTTATTGGTTTGACTGGTACACCAACCTCAAATGGTTTAATGGATCTATGGAGTGAGTTCAAATTACTGGATCAGGGCAAAAGGCTAGGTCGATTTATTACCAACTATCGTGACCAATACTTCAGACCTGATAAGAGGAATGGTCAAGTCATATTTTCATATAAGCCTTTACCTTTTGCTGAAGATGCAATATACGACAAAATCTCTGATATCACAATTTCCATGAAAGCTAATGACTACCTGAATATGCCTGAGCTTATCTCAAATCATGTTGAAGTAGAAATGAGCGAAAAGGAAATGAAGGTTTATAAGGAACTAAAAGATGAACTTGTAATAACCTTAGGTGATGAGGATGTGACAGCGTCTAATGCAGCCTCGCTTTCCAACAAGTTGACTCAAATGGCCAATGGTGCGATTTATCTTGATAACCATGAAAGTGCAATAATCCACGATAGGAAGTTGGATGCATTGGAAGATTTGATTGAAGCTCAATGTGGCAAACCGGTGCTCGTAGCATATTGGTTCAAGCATGACTTAGAAAGAATTGAAAATAGACTTGAAGAGTTAAAGATTAGCTTTAAGGAAATCAGGACTGATGCATCTATTGAAGATTGGAACAAAGGAAATATTGAAGTTGGACTTATTCACCCAGCTTCTGCAGGACATGGACTCAATCTTCAAGAAGGTGGATCAACACTTATTTGGTTTGGATTGACTTGGAGTCTTGAGTTGTATGAACAAACCAATGCCAGACTCTATCGTCAAGGACAAAAGGATAGATGTGTTGTAATTGAGCACATTGTAACAAAAGGCACAATTGATGAACAAATCATAAAGACACTTGAAGAAAAGGATAAAAGTCAATCCAGATTAATTGATGCAGTAAAAGCAAATCTTAGAAAATCAAAGTAAAACATTGTCAATCATAGTCAATCAGTAACTTTAACAAAAACTTTGTGGGAGGATGAGAGCATGAGTGTTAAAGAAAAACTGAATCAAATTAAGTACTTAAATTACGACATCAATAGACTTAAGCAGTTAGCAGAAATCTATGAGGAACGTTCGCATTCTGTTCCAGGACAATCATTCGATAGAGAAAAAGTGCAAACTACTAGAAACTTATATGCACCGTTTGTTAAGTGGATTTATAAGAAGATGGAAGTTGAAGAATCTATTAAGCGCAAGCAAGATAAAATCGAATTGGCAAAAGTTGAGATTATGAATCTGGTATCAGAGCTTGAAAACTATGATTACCAATTAATTTTGATCTATCGATATGTGCATCTTAATGGATGGGATGAAATATCATCGAGCCTTCATATTTCTAGGGCAACAATGTTTAGATATCACAAGCAAGCCATAAAAGATTTGGAGGATAAATCTGATGAGCTATAAAGAGGCAAAAGAAGATGGAATTAGGATTGAAGAAAGTAGAAGTATGACAACGCCTACATTTTATTATCCTTTATGTGCTGAGTGTGGTGCTGAAGTAAGAAGGACAAATTATAAGCGTGAAATTAAGTATTTGTGTCCTAGATGCAAAAGATACAACGATGCAATCAAACGTTTAGAACAAAAGATTAAAGGCTTATAAAAATTGAGACTCAATGAGACTTGTAATACCAATGCTTATATGTATTTATGGTATTGTAAATAAATGTATATAGAAGAGCTACTAGCTTAATTGCCGGTGGCTTTTTTTATACTCTGAAGGAGGTGGTTGTGTGCCATATCAATTTAAGAAGCCTTGCGCCTATCCAGGATGTCCTAACTTAACCGATGAGAAGTATTGCGAAGAGCATAAAGAGATAGGAAGGCAAGAACACAATGCCACCAAGCATGATCCTAACCATTCAAAGAAGTATGGTAACAACTGGCGAAGACTACGTGCTGCATACGCTAAGGCTCATCCGTTATGTGAAGAATGTCTCAAGGAAGGTAGACTCACTCCTGTTGAAGAAGTTCATCACATAGTTCCACTCAATCGTGGTGGTAAGAATGAATGGGACAATCTCATGAGCTTATGTCAGAGCTGCCACACTAAGATTCATTATCAGATGGGTGACAGAAAGAAACTTCGTTAAACGGTCCACGTTGCGTTTGAATTGCGTCAAGGTGAAGTTAATCAAGAAATTGACGAAAAACGAAATTTTGGGCATTTCTGTCCGTTTGGTAGCCCTAGGGGAGGTCAAATCTCTACAGGTAAAACACCTATTACCGAGCGTGGGGTTTCGTGTGCAAAAATTCGAGTTCAAACGGGGTAATAGGCAAAATCAAAAAAGAAGGAGGTAACCTATGGCGAAAGATGGAACAATGCGTGGCGGTGCTAGACCAAATACAGGTCCAAAGAAGAAAGCACTGGCGGATAGAATCGTTGAAGGAAAAGCAAGTGTAGAAGATGGCACCGTTGTGTTACCTGAACCTGTAGAAATCGAAGGCGTCGACATGCCGCCGATAAAAGATTTTTTGAAAGCCAAGCAGAAGAACGGAAAGGATATGTGTGCTGAGGAAGTCTATAAAAGCACGTATCTTTGGCTCAAGAAACGAAGATGTGAAAAACTAGTATCCACACAACTTTTAGAACAATATGCAATGAGCGTTTCTCGTTGGGTACAATGTGAAGAAGCAATTAGTGAATTCGGATTTCTAGCAAAGCATCCTACAACAGGCAATGCGATGCAAAGTCCTTATGTGGCAATGAGCCAAAATTATATGAAACAAGTAAATCAAATATGGTTTCAAATTTATCAAGTTGTTAAGGATAACTGTTCTACTGATATCAGTGGAGCAAATCCTCAAGATGATTTGATGGAAAGATTATTACAAACTAGAAGAAGATAGGTCACCTAAAGGCGGCCTTTTTTTATTGGAGGTCGCAATGTTAAAAGTAATTGAATTATTTGCAGGCATTGGTGCTCAACGAAAGGCACTGCAAAAAGCGAAAATAGAACATGAAGTGATTGCTATATCGGAAATCGATAAGTATGCTATTCAATCTTACAATGCAATTCACGGTGAAACACCTAATCTTGGTGATATTACTAAAATAGAGAAAATACCAAAAGCTGATCTATGGACTTATTCGTTTCCTTGCACTGATATTTCGTTAGCAGGTAGGATGAATGGCTTTGAAAAACACAGTGGCACTCACTCATCACTTTTATGGGAAGTTCAAAGACTACTTTCCATATCAATTGATGATGGAACGCTACCTAAATACTTATTGATGGAGAATGTTAAAAATCTTATAAGCAAAAAGTTTAAGCCTTTGTTTGATGAGTGGTGTAAATATCTTGAAAGTTTAGGATATAAGAATTTTTATAAAGTATTAAATGCTAAAGACTATGGTATCCCACAAAATAGAGAACGTGTATTTATGATTTCAGTTAGAGATGATAACGCATTGTATCAATTTCCGAATGAGATTAATTTAGATACAAAATTAGGTGACTATTTAGAAAATAATGTCGATGAAAAATATTATCTTTCAACTAAGTTGATTAATTGCTTTACCGATATGAAGAATCGCAATGGAATTCTTAGAGGACTTCAATTTCAACCCAAGTTAATATTTAAAGATGAAATTGCTAGAACAATTACTACAAGAGCAGGCACAAGACCTTGTGACAACTTTATAGTTGAGCCTGTTATTTCATTAGATGGAAAAGTGATAGTTCCTCAAGCCACCAAAAATGGATATGCGATAGCTAATGTAGGTGATGGAATTTATACAAATAGATGCACATTCAAGCGAGGCGTAGTTCAAAAGGATAAAATCCCAACATTAAAAACAAGCATAAATGATATCGCAGTTGTTGTAACTAAAGATTCAGAAAACTACATCCAATGGGAACAAAAAGGATGGTTTGATATCGAATGTAGAGCGTACAAAGAAGACAAAATATCTGGAGCATTAAATACACGTGGACATATTAAAGTTCTTACTAATGATGTAGCAATAAGAAGGCTAACACCGCTTGAGTGCTTTAGACTAATGGGATTTGATGATGAAGATTATAAAAAGATAAAAGAGCTTAAGATTTCTGATACTCAAGCTTATAAAATGGCAGGAAACTCTATTGTGGTTAACTGCCTTACTGAAATATTTAAAAAACTAAAGGAGGTAATGTAATATGTTTGAAAAAGTAAATCCATGTCATTCTGATAAGGTAGCAGATAGAATTGCAGGTGCAATAGTCGACCTCGCATATAAACAAGATGATAATCCTAGAATTGCAGTTGAGGTACTAATAGGTCATGGTAAGTGTCATATTATTGCGGAGAGTTCCGTGTATATTGACAAAAATGATATTAAGATAGCGGTTAAAAGAATTGCAGGCATTATCGATGTCGATTATGTTGAAGTTCCTCAAGATAAACATTTAGCTAATAATCAAGAAGGGCAAATTAGATGTGGTGATAACGGAATTTTTAAAGGAGTACCACTTACAAAGGAACAAAAGAAACTATCGAAAATGGCTCAAGAAATCTACAACAAATATAAGTGTGATGGAAAATACATCTTGAATGGTGACAGATTAATCATTTGTCAGAGTAACGCTACAACCGAAGACCTAAAGAAAGAGTATCCGAATGCAGAGATTAATCCTTTAGGTTATTGGACAGGAGGAACCGACGTTGATACAGGTGCAACAAACAGGAAACTTGGTAGCGACATGGCAGACTCTGTCACAGGTGGTGGCCTTCACGGAAAAGACCTATCGAAAGCCGATGTCAGTGTAAATATTTATGCATTTCTTAAAGCTCAAGAAACAGGAACGGCAGTTGAACTTTGCTGTGCCATTGGTGATGAGTATATCGACAACAAGCCTTACTCTGAGATTGTGGAGATCGCAAGGGAGTACATCAACGACTTAGGTGGATTTGAGAAGTTCGCTGAGTGGGGCTTGGTCTAATGGGAGTGTTCGAGTATGAATGCACTAAGGATAGATGTAGGTGTACATACGATTTTGCATGTGAACTTAACTGAGGTTGATTTTACCGACATCAAAGAAATTGTTTTTACAATCAAAAATCCTTCACCTAAAAACTCAAAGCCAATCATTGAGAAAACTTTTACTGAGTCAGGCTTTTATGAAGTGATCATCACACCATCTGAAAGCTTAAAACTTGTGGAAGGTGCTGAGTATGATTTCAATCAAGTGCTTAAAGATGAAACAAGATACAAGATTAGTGATACAGGAAGGATAATCCTTAGAAAAAGTGTAGGTGACTTTTATGGCTGATAATATAAACGTTTCAAATGTCTCAAAGCAGAGAATAGATATCTCAATTCCTCCTAAGAAAATAGATCCAACAGGCGAAGGATGTACACCTACAATAGAGATTACGCATCTTTGGCATCTTGGAAAAATGAAGGAATTTGAAATTGCTCTTGATACGAAGGTTCCAAAGGCACTATCTATTCTTTCGCAAGTTAAAGAAGAAGATATTTCAACTGTAGATACAAGGGAAAATGCGAAGATGTATGTCCAAGTAGGAGATACACCATCGTATGCAACGATTGAACAGTTAAAAGAACTTAATACAAAAACAGTGTTCGTGGATGAACTATCGGACACAAAAATTCACAAGTTAAGCAATGAAGATATTGTAATGCTTAGAAAGGAGTAATAAATAATGTCACAAAAAAGAACACAATACGTAAAAACGACAAACGGTCTTGAAAAGCAGCTTATTGCATCATCCGCCGACATTGTAGAAATTAATACGATTGAGGGCTTAGATGCGAAAAACGTTCAAGATGCACTTGTAAAAATAAAAGACATCGCTGATAACGGTGGTGTTACTGGAGTAAAAGGTAATGCTGAAACAAATTATCGAAAAGGTAATGTAAATATTACACCAACAAATATTGGACTTGGTAATGTTACAAATCATGCACAAGTAAAAAGAACTGAAATGGGCGTTGCCAATGGTGTAGCTACATTAGGAGCAGATGGTAAAGTACCTTCAGGCCAATTGCCTTCTTATGTCGATGATGTTTTGGAATACGACAAAAAGTCTGCATTCCCTGCAACTGGCGAGACAGGCAAAATCTATGTGACAAAGGATACCAACCTAACTTATAGATGGTCAGGAACAGCTTATGTTGAAATCAGTTCTTCGCTAGCCCTTGGCGAGACATCGTCAACCGCCTATGCAGGCGATAAAGGTAAGGCACTAGCTGTAAGAGTCACAGCCGTAGAGGGAAAGGCGAGCAACAACGAGTCTAATATCTCAAGCATAGGAACAAGAGTCACTAATCTTGAGAATGGAACTAAGGCAGCGGGCAAAGCAACCAAACTTGCAACGGCAAGGAAAATCTCAATCTCAGGTGATGCAACAGGAAGTACGGATTTTGATGGAAGTGCAGATAAAACAATTGCTTTGACACTTGTTAATTCTGGAGTCACTGCTGGTACTTATTCTGCGGTAGCGGTAGATGCGAAAGGTCGTGTAACTGCAGGTAATCAAATTATTGAATGGGGAGCAAAAGGACAAACTGAACCAAGTGCTAATTTAGCAGTAGGTGGCTTGTTCTTCATGCTTAATGAATAGGTGATTTTATGTCTTGCTATACACCGAAAAGGAAAACCGATAAGGGAATCGAGGATGTAAAGTTTCCGATCAATTCCATAAATGGCCTCGAGGATAGGCTTTTGACAATTGGAGAAAGGAAACTAGCAATGCCGATCATAAGGCTTGCCAATGTCCTGGACACCAACAACACGATGATCATCGGCCCGAGCAACCCGCTGAAGTTCTGTGTCGAAATCATCGATGGCTCGTTGCAGGTTGGGGATTCCTTACAGATCTGCGTAAAGCAACTTTTCACCTACAAGGAAAGGAACAAGCGAAAGTACCGATTGAGATGCCAGTGGAGCGTCAAGGTCACCGAGCAGGATATAGGCTCGAGATTCCTCTGCGTAAACGTCATCGAATCGCTAAGCGGAATATCGCAGAGATTGTACAAGACGAATGACTGGGGGAATTCGACCCTATCGCCGCTATACATCCGAATAAGAAGGCCGATTTTCGCTGGAACAACCGAAATAGATGCCTATTTTTCAAATATAGTGACTATCTGGAAGAAATATTCCTTGGAAACAGGAAAAATACTGATCAAATAATGAAATTACCGAGTGACGGAATCAACTCTGTAGGGGAAACCCCGCAGTGACAGTATAGCTCGCCAACAGGCGTGTCGGAATCAACTCTTGGTAATTTTTGTTTTTCATGAGGAGGTAAAAATGAAAACAACCAAAGAAATGACACTTGTTGATATAGATAAGTTAATCCCATACATAAATAATGCGAGGACTCATAGCGAAGAACAAATTCTAAAACTTAGATCAAGTCTTCGTGAATTCGGTTTTATTAATCCTGTGATTATTGATAAAAATTATAATATCATTGCAGGACATGGGCGAGTTCAAGCAGCAAAAGCTGAAGGAATAAAAGAAATCCCTTGTGTGCTTGTTGACTATCTGACTGAAGCACAAAAGAAAGCATACATCATTGCAGATAATAGAATGGCACTTGATGCTAGCTGGGATGAAGAAATATTAAAGGTAGAATTGGAGGCTCTCGAAGGGGAGTCTTTTGATTTGTCCCTTACAGGATTTGATGAGGATGAACTCGCAGACTTGTTCAAGGAAGACAAAACGGATATTGAAGACGACAATTACGATTTGTCCGCCGCTTTGGAAAAAGCATCATTCGTTCAAAAAGGGGATAGATGGATAGTAGGAAGGCACGTTCTTTATTGTGGGGACGCAACCGATGCAGAAGACGTCAATAAGCTTATGGATGGGAAGAAGGCAAATCTAGTCCTTACTGATCCTCCATATGGTGTGTCTTTTAAATCTTCAAGCGGGCTAACTATTAAAAATGATTCGATCAAAAATGAAGAATTCTATCAGTTCTTACTTGATGCTTTTAATAACATGGTTGCTCATTGTGAAAGTGGTGCAGCAGGATATGTCTTCCACGCAGATACCGAAGGACTTAACTTTAGGAAAGCATTTATTGATGCAGGTTTCCATTTAGCAGGATGTTGTATATGGGTAAAAGATTCACTTGTATTAGGTAGATCTGATTATCAGTGGCAGCATGAACCTGTACTTTATGGTTTCTTACAGAACGGAAAGCATAGATGGTTCTCAGACAGAAAACAAACTACCATTTGGAATTTTAAGAAACCTAAGAGGAATGAAAATCACCCAACAAGTAAACCTCTTGATTTGCTTTCTTACCCTTTGCAAAACAGTTCTCAGGAAAACGCAATTGTAATTGATACTTTTGGTGGTTCTGGATCAACTCTAATGGCTTGTGAACTCACTAATCGTATTTGCTACACGATGGAGCTAGATGAGAAATATGCATCGGTTATTTTAAGACGATATGTTGATAACGGCGGTGATCCTGAAGGTGTTTACTGCATTAGAAATGGTGAAAAAATCAACTATCTTGATGTGGTTAAAGAAGTTGAGAAAAAGTCCGATAATTCCTTTGCTAATGACTTGATATAAATCTCCTTTAGAGTGATATATATACTACCTAAAGGAGGTATTAAAAATGAACGAATTTAGAAAGAAATTATATGAAATGTGCGATAAGACCAATACAAGAAAGAGCGGCATCGACTTACTTGTTAATTACTACATTGAATCATTACACTGGAGTGAAGAAGAGGCTTGCAAATACGCACTTAGCTTATTTAAAAACGGAACTATCCAAAATATTAAGCTGATAGGAAAGGATGGACAAGAACTATGATTGATATTGAAAACTTAAAAAAAGAGTTCCCTGTTGGTAGTCGAGTTGAACTTATCAAGATGGACGATAAACAAGCACCACCAATTGGAACAAGAGGCACGGTAATAGGTGTTGATGATATCGGTTCGATCATGGTTGCTTGGGATAATGGAAGTTCACTAAATGTTGTATATGGGGTTGATAAATGCGAAAAGCTAAATACCGTTAAAACAATATGCTATGGCAAGGAACAAATATGGGATAAAAAAGAAGATGCAATTGAATTTTTTGTTGATTGTATGCTTAATTCTGAAGGTTCAGAAAGAGAAAGATACTGTAACATTTTATCTTCATTAAAAGGTAATTTGAAAGTATGCAAAGATTTGTAGAAATCCAAGTACTTTATATATCTTAGATATATAAAAACATTCAAAAAAAGATACACAATTGACTTGATATAAGTCCTCTTTAGAGTGATATATATACACGAGGAATGAATACAACTTCCAAGGAGGAACAAGCATGAAAAATACAGAAAACCAAGTTACAAATATGAAAAAACAAACAATCGGAGTCGAGGTTGAGATGAACTCAATTACAAGAAAAAAAGCAGCAATTTTGGTTGGAGAATATTTTGGTACAAGAGCATACGATGCAGCAAGAGAATACGGTTATTTCAGTTGGGCTTGCAAAGACACGAAAGGAAGAACATGGAAATTCCAAAAGGATGTATCAATTGCAGGACCAGACGATGAAAAATGCGAAATGGTAACGCCAATCCTAACCTATGATGATATTGAAGAATTGCAGGAAATTATAAGAATACTTAGAAAAGCGGGTGCAAAAAGCGATGCATCAAGGATGTGTGGAGTTCACATCCATATTGGAGCAAACGGACATACACCACAAACAATGAGAAATCTTACAAACATCATGGCAAGCCACGAAAGCTTGCTTGCTGAGGCACTTGACCTTGATAGAGGAAGAATTGATAGATACTGCCGAACAGTTGACGGAAGGTTCTTAAAAGCAGTCAATAAGAAAAAGCCTAAAACAATGAGTGCATTTGCTGATGTTTGGTACGAAAGCCAGAACGAAGGATATGGAAGAACACAGCATTATAATGGAAGTAGATACCACATGCTTAACTTTCATGCAACATTTACAAAAGAAACAATTGAATTTAGATTATTCCAATTTGATGCACCGAGTGATGGTAAAGCAAATGGGCTTCATGCAGGACAACTTAAGAGTTACATTCAACTTTGCTTGGCACTAAGCCAAATGGCAAAAGATGCAAAGGCAGCATCAAGCAAACCTCAACAACATGACAATCCAAAATATGCAATGAGAACATGGCTACTTAGACTTGGCTTTATCGGAGATGAATTCAAAACAGCTAGAGAATTCTTAACTAAAAGGTTGTCAGGAGATGCAAGCTTCAGAAGTGGGGTAAGACCTACTTCTATAGCCTAAGGAGGTAATTTATATGAAGAAGACTTACTATTTAGCTTATGGTTCAAACTTAAATGAAAGGCAAATGAAAAGAAGATGCCCTGATGCAACCAAGGTTGGAACATCATTCATTGATGGTTATAGGCTCATGTTTAAAGGAAGTAAAACAGGTGCATACCTTACAATTGAAAAAGCAAAAGGGCATAAGGTTCCAGTTGGCGTGTGGCTTGTGAGTGGGCAAGACTTGGCTTCACTTGACGTTTACGAGGGGTACCCTTCCTTTTATTATAGGAAATGGGTAAATGTTTCATTTGAGAATAAAAACGCAACACAGGGCAAAATAAACGCCTTAGTCTACATAATGCATGAGGACAGGAAGCTTGCTTGCCCCACGAAATTCTATGTTGATACCTGCCTTGAAGGGTATGAAGACTTTGGTTTTGACAAAAGATATCTATTGGAAGCACTAAAATTTAGCTTGGAGGTAAATGATGAAGACAAATGATAATTTTATGAAGACTTGTCCTAAATGTGGCAAGAACTACAAGGCACCATCTGCCATTTCAAGGGTAGATAATAAAACGCCGATTTGCCCAACGTGTGGTACGAGAGAGGCGCTTGAAGGCTTAGGTATTAGCAATGACGAGATTGAAAAAATAATCGAAACAATACCAAAGTGTGAATAAAAGTAAAGAGAATCAAAGTCGGCTTGATGGTCGGCTTTTTCTTATTGATAAGGAGGTGGAAATTTGCGAAAACTTAAAAAGTATGTTCCGACTAAGTTCAAAGCTAAAGACTCCACCTATGATAAAGCTGCTGCAGATTATGCGGTTAACTTTATTGAATGCTTGTGCCATACGAAAGGTACATGGGCAGGTGAGCCATTTGAACTTATAGATTGGCAGGAGCAGATAATCAGGGATTTGTTTGGAACATTGAAACCTAATGGATATAGGCAATTTAATACTGCTTACATCGAGATTCCAAAAAAACAAGGTAAATCGGAACTAGCAGCTGCAGTTGCTTTGCTCTTAACTTGTGGTGATGGTGAAGAAAGAGCTGAAGTTTATGGATGTGCAGCTGATAGGCAACAAGCATCAATCGTATTTGAGGTTGCAGCAGACATGATAAGAATGTGTCCTGCACTCAATAAAAGGTGCAAGATACTATCGGCAACAAAGCGAATTATTTATTTGCCGACGAATAGTTTTTATCAGGTCTTGTCCGCTGAGGCTTATTCCAAACATGGCTTTAACATACATGGGGTTGTATTTGATGAGCTGCATACTCAGCCAAATAGAAAACTTTTTGATGTTATGACCAAAGGTTCTGGTGATGCAAGAATGCAACCTTTATATTTCCTAATCACCACAGCAGGAACTGATACTAAATCTATTTGTTACGAAACTCACCAAAAAGCAAAAGACATTCTTGAAGGAAGGAAACATGATTCTACATTCTACCCAGTCATTTATGGAGCGGAAGTGGATGATGATTGGACGGATCCTAAGGTATGGAAAAAGGCAAATCCATCACTTGGCATAACAGTTGGAATAGACAAGGTAAAGGCGGCTTGTGAAAGTGCAAAACAAAACCCTGCAGAAGAAAATTCATTCAGGCAGTTAAGGCTAAATCAATGGGTAAAGCAAGCAGTAAGATGGATGCCTATGGAAAAGTGGGACGATTGCAGGTTCGACTTTAATCCTGAGGATTTGAAAGGGAGAGTTTGCTATGGTGGACTAGACCTTTCTTCAACAACGGATATCACTGCATTCGTTTTAGTGTTTCCGCCAACTGAAGAAGATGAGCATTACTACATCCTGCCTTATTTCTGGATACCCGAAGAAAATATGGAAGCAAGAGTCAATAAAGACCATGTTCCATATGACTTGTGGGAAAGGCAAGGCTTCATTGAAACCACCGAGGGGAACGTAATCCACTACGGATACATTGAAACCTTTATAGATGAACTTGGGAAACAATACAACATAAAAGAAATTGCTTTTGATAGGTGGGGCGCAACAATGCTTGTACAAAATCTGGAAGGACTCGGTTTTACAGTCGTTCCTTTTGGTCAGGGATTTAAAGATATGAGCCCACCGACAAAAGAGCTTATGAACTTGGTCCTTGGCAAAACTTTAAGGCATAACGGACATCCAGTGCTTAGATGGATGATGGACAATGTGTGTGTTAGAACAGATCCAGCAGGAAATATAAAGATGGATAAGTCAAAATCCACAGAGAAGATTGATGGTAGCGTGGCAACTGTTATGGCACTTGATAGAGCAATAAGAAATAAAGGAGAGACTTCTGATTCGGTTTATGATTCAAGAGGTCTTTTAATTATTTAGGAGGTCAAAAATGGGACTTATAAACAAATTATTCAAATCACGAGATCACCCCAAGATAGATAATAGGACTGTTGGTAGTTCTTATTCGTTTTATATGGGTGGTTCTTCAGCTGGTAAGAATGTGAATGAAAGAAGTGCAATGCAAATGACTGCAGTTTATTCATGTGTAAGAATTCTTGCAGAAGCTGTTGCAGGATTGCCGTTACATCTTTATCGATATAAGGAAGACGGCGGAAAAGAAAGAGCGATAGACAACAACCTTTATCACTTACTGCATGACGAACCAAACAAAGAAATGAGCTCATTCATCTTTAGAGAAACACTTATGACTCATTTGCTTTTATGGGGGAACGCTTATGCCCAGATAATAAGAAATGGTAAGGGCGAGGTTGTAGCTTTATATCCTTTGATGCCAAATAAGATGCAAGTCGATAGAGACGAAAATGGTGAGCTTTATTACATATACACGAGAAGCTCTGACGAAGCAAAGACTATGGACGGAGTGACGGTGTATTTAACGCCAAGAGACGTCTTACATATTCCAGGGCTTGGATTTGATGGGCTAGTAGGATATTCGCCAATAGCGATGGCCAAAAATGCGATAGGACTGGCAATTGCTACAGAAGAATATGGTGCAAAATTCTTTGCGAATGGTGCTGCACCATCTGGTGTCTTGGAGCATCCAGGGACAATTAAAGATCCATCAAGACTAAGAGAGAACTGGAACTCGACATTCGGTGGCTCTGCTAATTCTGGGAAGGTCGCAGTGCTTGAAGAAGGAATGAAGTATACACCGATTTCCATCTCGCCAGAACAAGCCCAGTTCTTAGAAACACGAAAATTTCAAATTGATGAGATAGCTCGAATTTTCAGAGTTCCGCCTCATCTGGTGGGTGACCTTGAGAAATCGAGCTTTTCTAATATTGAGCAGCAATCACTCGAGTTCGTTAAGTATACCTTAGATCCGTGGGTTATTAGATGGGAACAGTCGTTATCTAGGGCGTTACTTAATGAAGATGAAAAACGAAAGTATTTCTTCAAGTTTAATCTTGAAGGTTTGCTTAGGGGTGATTACGAATCTCGTATGAGTGGTTATGCAGTAGCAAGGCAAAATGGCTGGATGTCTGCAAATGATATACGAGAACTTGAAAACATGGATAAGATTCCTGCCGAAGATGGCGGTGACTTATACCTAATCAACGGCAATATGCTACCGCTTAATAAAGCAGGAGCTTATGCGAATATAGAAAAGGAGGATACAGCCGATGAGGAAATTTTGGAAATGGATAAATCAAGCCGAAGCGGAAGAAAGAGTCCTAGAACTTAATGGAACGATAGCGGAAGAATCATGGTTCGATGACGATATTACGCCACGAATGTTCAAAGACGAGCTTTATTCTGGAAGTGGTCCGATTACCGTTTGGATTAATAGTCCTGGTGGAGATTGTATTGCAGCTTCGCAGATTTATTCAATGCTAATGGATTATAAAGGCGAGGTTACAGTTAAAATCGACGGAATCGCCGCTAGTGCCGCAAGCGTGATAGCCATGGCAGGAACTAAGGTCGTCATTGCACCTACCGCGCTTATTATGATTCATAATCCATCAACTAGTGCCAATGGTGACCATAGGGACATGAGTAAAACGATTGAAGTACTTAACGAAGTAAAAGAATCGATTATCAATGCCTATGAAATTAAGACAGGACTTTCAAGAACAGTCCTAAGCCACATGATGGACGCAGTTACATGGATGAATGCAAATAAAGCTATTGAACTTGGATTTGCGGATGAAATACTCGAAGACGAAAAGAAAGCAAATTCAAGTAAAAGCTTTGAGTTTCAAGAACATGCGTTTGCAACAAAACTATTTAACAAAATTACAAATAAAGAAGTAAATGCAAAGCCTAAACAAAAAGGCAGAAACATTGATGAGCTTAAAGCAAAACTTATTCAAATAAAAAATCTAATTTAATGGAGGATATAAAAATTATGACTATTACTGAATTACGTGAAAAACGTGCCAAAACTTGGAGTGCAATGGAAAACTTCCTTGACTCCCACAGAAACGATCAGGGTGTACTTAGCGAAGAAGATGATGCTATTTATACCAAGATGGAAAAAGAATTTGAATCTTATACTAATGAAATTAAGCGTATGGAAAGAAAAGATGCAATCGAAGCAGAACTTAATAAACCTGTATCGACTCCTTTGACTGCTAAACCTATGGTAGCTAAAGATGAAGAAGAAAATGTAGGTAGAAAATCTAAAGCATATAAAAAGTCTTTCTGGAATGCTATGAGAGCAAAGGCGGTAAGACCTGATGTAATGAATGCACTTCAAATTGGTTCTGACACTGAAGGCGGATATCTTGTTCCTGACGAATATGAAAAGACACTTGTTGAAAGTCTAGAAGAAGAAAATCTATTTAGAAAGATTGCAAAAGTAATCACTACATCTTCAGGAGATAGAAAAATTCCTGTTGTCGCAACGAAAGGCACTGCATCATGGGTAGACGAAGAAGGCACTATTAACGAAAGTGATGATGCATTTTCTCAAGTTTCAATTGGTGCATATAAACTTGGTACTTTAATCAAGGTGTCTGAAGAGCTTTTGAATGATTCTGTATTTAACCTCGAGTCTTATATTTCTAAGGAATTTGCAAGACGAATCGGCAATAAAGAGGAAGATGCATTCTTCAATGGTGATGGTGTTGGAAAACCAATCGGTATTTTTAATTCAACAGGTGGTGCGGAGGTAGGTGTAACTGCAGCAAGCTCTACAGCAATTACTGCAGATGAACTTATCGACTTGTTCTATTCACTTAAAGCGCCTTATAGAAAGAATGCTGTATGGGTTCTTAATGATGCAACCATCAAAGCAATCAGAAAACTAAAAGACAACAACGGTAACTACTTGTGGCAACCTGCACTTACTGCTAATACTCCTGATACTATCTTGGGTAGACCAGTATTTACATCAAGTTATGTTCCTACCATTGCGGCGGGTGCAAAGACTATTGCATTTGGTGATTTCTCCTATTACTGGGTTGCTGATAGACAATCTCGTAGTTTCAAACGCCTTAATGAACTCTATGCTGCAACAGGCCAAGTTGGTTTTGTTGCCACTCAAAGAGTAGATGGCAAGCTTATTCTTCCTGAAGCAATCAAGGTTCTTGCTCAAAAGGAATAATAAAAAATAGGAGGTGGCAGATATGATTGCTAATGAATTACTAAAACAGGTGAAAGAAAATTTAATCATAACATTCGATGACGATGACAGTCTTATTCTTAGTTTCATAGCTGCCGCCATTTCCTATGCAGAAAGCTATCAACATATAACTGAAGGTACTTATAGCGTTATGCCTATGTCTGCAACAACAAAGCAGGCAATCATCATGCTTGCGTCACATTTCTATGAATCTCGTGACGGCAGTACGGGTGGTTTCTTTGCAAATACATCAAACGCATCAGAACAAGTGTGGAAGACGGTAAATCTACTGTTAAGAATGGATCGAAACTGGAAGGTGTGAGTATGAGCTTAGGAATGATGAATAAACCTGCAAAGATATGTGAGAAGACTTTTATAACCGATTCTGAGGGCTTTTCTTCGCAACGTGTGGCGGTTTTGGCAAGCATTCGAGTGTTTGTTGAAGGTCGCCATGGAAGCGAACGTTGGGCGAATTTGGCGGCTTTTAGCGAGGCTACCGAACTCTTTCGCTTTAGGAAAATACCAAATCTAAATATAACGACGAAGCAATATATCGTTTTCAATGACGAAGAATACGATATTTTATCTGTCGAAAATGTAAAAGGCAGAAATATGTATATTGAGGTTTTGGCTAAGAAGGCGGTGGCATCAAATGGCTAAATGCACTTGTAAATTGCCAGAAGAACTACTAAAAAAACTATCTAAACTTGGAAACAAAATGGATGAGGTTAGTGAAAAGGTTCTTGAAGCTGGTGGAGAGATTGTTCTCGATAAGGTTAAAAATAATCTGCAAGGCGTATTAAGTGGAAATTCCACAGGCGAGCTTTTAAGCTCTCTTGGTTTAAGTAAGGTACTTTTAGGTAGAGATGGAAACCACAATATAAAGGTTGGTTTTGCAGAACCAAGAAGGGACGGAAAATCTAACGCTATGATAGCTAATATCATTGAGTATGGAAAGTCAGATCAACCTGCCAAGCCGTTCTTAAAACCTGCAAAAAGCCAATCGAAGAAAGCTTGTATAGATAAAATGATACAAAAAATGGAAGAGGAAATAAATAGATTATGAGTATTTTAGCTGATGTAAAAGAATTACTAGAACCTTTAAATGTTCCAATAGCAACTGGTGTATATAAAGGAACTGCAACAGATACTTACCTAGTTTTAGTTCCAATGTCAGATACTTTTGAATTGCATGCTGATAATATGCCTAATGCCGAAGTGCAAGAATTGAGAGTTTCAATTTATACAAAAGGTAACTACAAAAAACTAACAAATCAAATAGTAAAGAAACTATTAAATGCGGAATTTACAGTAACCGACCGCAGATACATCGGTTACGAAACTGAAACTGACTATTTTCACTACGTTGTGGACATAGCAAAAAATTACGAATTGGAGGAATAAATAAAATGGCAACAATTGGTTTAGACAAACTTGTCTATGCACCTATTACGGAAGACAAAAACGGTAATGAAACATATGGAACACCTGTTCCACTTGCAAAGGCGATTTCAGCTGAATTGTCTATTGAGTTGAATGAGGCCATCCTTTTTGCCGATGATGGACAATCTGAAACGGTAAAGGAATTTAAGAGCGGTACTATTTCACTTGGTGTAGACGATATCGGGAATGAAGCAGCGGTAGCTCTTGTGGGTGCAACGTTAGATAGTAATGGTGTACTTATTTCAGGTGGTGAGGATATCTCTCAATATGTAGCAATAGGATTTAGAGCAAAGAAATCAAATGGAAAATATAAGTATTATTGGCTTTATAGAGTATTATTTGGAATTCCTGCAACTAACCTTGCTACCAAGGGCGATTCAATAACTTTCTCAACTCCGACTATTGAAGGGGCTATTTATAGACGCAATAAACCTGATGGCAAGAACAAGCACCCATGGAAGGCAGAAGTCACTGAAACACAAGAAAACAGTGAAACAATTAATGCTTGGTACAATAGCGTATATGAGCCTGAATACTAAGGAGGTAAATACAAATGGCAGATGAAAGAAGCTCAGTCATTACGATTGGGGAAAAAGAATATGAATTGCTTTTAACAACCAAGGCAACAAAGGAAATAGCCAAAAAATACGGCGGCCTTTCCAATCTTGGTGACAAGCTCGTGAAAAGCGAAAACTACGAAGATGCGATTGGCGAGATTGTTTGGCTCATTGTAACGCTTGCCAATCAGCCTATTCTCATTTTCAACTACAAGAACAAAGGCAATGAAAAGCCGCTCTTGACAGAAGATGAGGTAGAACTTTTAACAACGCCGCAGGACATCGCAAACTTCAAGGATGCGATCACTGAGGCACTATTAAAGGGGACGAAACGAAATATCGAGAGCGTAGAAGTAAAAAACGCAGTGGGCGAGTAAGCGACGAAGAGTTGTTTACTCGTCTTTTGTATTACGGGCTATCGCAATTGCATTTGTCGCAGGACGAAGTGTGGTTGATGCCCTTTGGACTTCTGCTTGATTTATGGGAATGCCATAAGCAGTACCACGGCATATCAAAGCCTAAAGTGGAAGTTTTTATTGACGATATTATTCCTGATGGAATTTAAATTTTAGAAAAATTTTAAAACAATAGACATTCTTTTTTGCACAATAATTGCAGTATTTGTAATTTACTGATATAATAAAGACATAAGTGGCACAAGTGAATTACTTTGTTCTCATCATAGTTAATTTACATAATCGACTTAACTTATGCATTATAATATACAAAACCGCTTAAT